TAAGGTCGTATCTGCGGCAGTTCCAATTCCAGTAGCAACAATGAAGTCTACTGACTGATAATTTTTAAGTTCAATATAAGTTGATGTAATTGCGGTGCCAAAGATAGCACCTGCTTCTGCTAAAATATGATATTTCAATAATGATTTGTTTGACATAATTTAATCCTCCTATGAACTTCTCTTTGCAAGAGTAACAAATGGTGATACAGTTGCAGAACCTTTAAATGGAGTTAGTGGTTTATTCCAAATTGGTTGACCATCAACACGATAGATAAATCTAAAGACATTTTCATCATATAAGAATCTTACATGTACTGAACTTGCGGCTTTAATTCCACCTTTATCAATTAAAAGATATTGACTAATATCAGCTAGAATGATGTCTCCAACATCGCCTGCTGCACTACATTGTTCTAGTGGAATTACAGGTCTTCCAAATAGAGTACCATATGGCTTTTCTGATAATCCACCTGCTGGAACATACACTGGGGTGTCTCCAATTTTTAAAGTGTACAAATATGGTTCTAGTTCTTGATTGATATACCATACTGCATTTGCTCTTGAACGTGACCATAAGCGATTCCAAATCTTAACTAGATTTTCAACTTTTAAGATTTCAGTTTGGCTTGTTTCTTTTGCAACTGTTACTAATGCTCCACTACTCAAAATACCTAGTGGCTCCCCAGATCCATTTCCAGCAACAATGGCATCATCAATCTTAAAACCGAACTCTTCAGTGAAAGCTTGTTTAATAACTGATTCAAGTGCAGCAGCATCTTGTAATAACTCATCTGTTGCATAACATATACCTGTTAGTTTTTTAAGTGATAACTCTAGAATTCTAAATTTTGGTTTAGAACCTGCAAGTTGATCTGCTTCACCTTCCCAATAAGTTTGAACTCCACCCCAACGAGATCCATTTGCTCTTGAATCTTCATCAATTGCATTAATTTTTAATGAATTAGCATTTGTTGAAATGGGGATTTTCTTAACTTTACTTGCAAGGATTCCTGTCTCATATGTTCTTTTTAGCAAATCAGATACGAAATCTTGTTGAACTAAGAAACCACCATCACTTGGATTGGTTTCATTCAATCCACTTGCAGCTCGAGTAGTTAATCTTTCGTCTACTCTTCCGCCTGGCATTGCAGCACGATAAGCAGCCATTAACTGTTCACCAAAACTAGCAAATCGCTTTTCACTATCTTTACTTGGCGTTGGTTTGGTTTCTGGTGTTTCTACTGACTTGTCCTCATTTGGTGCCATTGCAATCATTCTTTCTGCACGATTAATTGATTCATCCCAGGATCTAATTTCTTGTTCATAATCATCAATACTTTTTTGTTCTTCTTCAGATAAGAATCGGTCTTCCTTTTCAGCTTTAGATAACAAAGCCATCGCTTTTAATCTAGCATCCTCTCGCTTTGCTTTCATTTCGAGAATTTTTTTCATTTCCATTCAATTTTCCTCCTATAGATTTTTGAATTTGGTTTTTAAACTGTTTAGTTTGATTGTTTCTTTTGCTTTTTTCAAAGCATCTTCAGCTTCTACTTTTGCTTTTTTCTGTTCTTCTTTATACCCTCGATATTCATCCATTGCTCTTACCCCAACATCTGTTTGAGCATAAGCAGGAAATGTGACAGTACTGACATCAAAAAGCTTAACTTTTATCAGTTCCCTTGTGTCTAATCCACTATCCGTAGACCACTTGTCTTCTTCTACAAGAAAGCCAATAGACATTTGCGAAATATCACCTCGTTTTATACTAGTGACTAAATCTTTAGCCCAACTAGTATCTGGAGGTGATATTCTTACTTTTAATCCAATATCATCTTCTTCGAGAGCCAATGTTCCTACTTTATTTCTACCTAAAACATAATTAGGATCATGGTTGAAAAGAGCCCTGATATCATCATCAATAATTGACTTCACAAATGCACCTTTTCTGACTTTTTCTTTAAAAGGGAAAAAGCCACCTAGTGTCTCACTCCATGAATCAAATACTGCTGCATGTCCAATAATCTCATTACCACCATCAGAACTATCTACACGAAGTTCTCTCATAGGTAACATCCTTATTTCCTTTTTATCATTTTCCATTAGTACCTCCATCATCTTTTGTACTTGATGCTAATTTCATATTTCCATTTACTAAATAATCATCTCCACCATTTTCTGATGAAACAAGTGGCATATCTTCTAATGACCTTATATCATTTATAGATAACCACCCATTCTGACGACCAATAGAATAACCTTCCATTCGTGATTTATAGTCACCTCTAAGTAATCCATCAACATTGAATCTAGCAAAATATATTGTTCTTTCTTCATCACTTAAAAGAGCACGAGCGATTTCTTGTTCCCATCTAACTATCCAGGGCCTTATCGTATGCTGTACAAACTCAATTGACTGATGTTCAATATTTGAAAATGTTGCTCTTTCTAAATCACCTACTAAATGAGGTGGAACACGAAAGATTCTACATATTTCATTCACTTGATACTTTCTGGTTTCTAGAAACTGAGCATCCTCAGGAGCAATGCCAATCGTGTGATACTTCATACCTTCTTCTAAAACGGCAACTTTGTGACTATTCTTACTACCTTGATAGACTTGATTCCAACTATCTCTTAGCCTTTCTGGGTCTTTTACAATTCCTGGATGCTCTAATACACCACCTGGTCTTGCTCCATTTCCAAAAAACTTAGCACCATATTCTTCTGTGGCTAAAGATAATCCGACTGCTTCTCTTGCTTGTGCAATAGGGCTAAGTCCTTTCACTCCATCAAGAGATAACCCTTTTATATGAAAGATTTGATTTGTTTTATATGTGTAAGTCTTGTTTGTGATGTCATCAGAATAGGTATACTTGATTTTTCCTGATGTTAAGTCTCTTTCAACATTCATGTACTGAGGTTTTAAATACCAAAGTTCAGTTACATGGCCTTGCTTTCGGATTATTCTTGCATATGCATTTCCATAGAGTAATAGAGATGTCATCATGGTTTCTCTGAATTCAAAACTTGTCATTTCATCATTAGGGATTTCATAAAGACATGAAAAAAGCGGATGTTCTTCCGCTAGTTCGTTTTTACCTTTCTTCCCTTTTCTAAATAAATGAAGTGGAAGTGATGCAATAGTCTCTGCAAGAATTTTTACACATGCATAGACTGCTGATGTTTGCATTGCTCTAATTTCATCAACCATAATTCCACTATTGCTATTACCAACAAAATCGATGTCTACACCTCTAATAAAGTCTTGCATCTCTCTTGATGGACTTGCTCGTTTTTCTTTTGGACCATCTCTTCTTTTATTAAAAATTCCCATGAATCCTCCTATAACACTAGTATTCCACGATTGTTATAAATACTTTGTTCTTGATTAGCATTTCGTAATGCTCTATCAAGCGCCATAATCGTAGCAACAGCACCATCAATTTTTTCTGTTGATTTTTCTTTATCCGGCTTTATATTTCCAGCAGGATCAGTTCTAATGTAGATGTTATCCATCATCCATCTTAAAACTGGTTGACCACCATGAGCAATTTTTTGTTCTAATGTTAACTTCATTAGTTCTTTTGTTGGTGGACTCATATCTCTAAATCCCTGACCAAAGGGAACTACTATGAACCCTATGGCTTCAAGATTTTGTGTCATTTGAACCGCACCCCACCTATCGAATGCAATTTCACGGATATTATATATCTTTCCTTGTTCTTCTATAAACTTTTCAATAAATCCATAGTGAACAACATTTCCTTCAGTGGTATAAAGATACCCTTGTCTTTCCCAAACATCATATAATACATTATCTCTTTTTACCCTTAGATCTATGTTTTCTTCAGGTAACCAGAAAAAAGGTAAAACGTAATATTTATCATCATTTTCTATTGGTGGAAACACCAAAACGAAAGCTGTTATATCTGATGTTGAAGAAAGATCCAGTCCACCATAGCAAACTCTCCCTTTTAGATTATCAGGATTGACAGGAAATGCACACTTATCCCATTTATCCATCGGCATCCAACGAACTGCTTGTTTGACCCACTGATTTAATCTTAATTGTCTAAATGAATTCTCTTCTGCAGGGTTTTGCTTTGCTGAATTACATGCAGCTTTCACTTTTTCTAAATCGACGGTGATTCCAAGCGATGGATTTGCTTTTTTCCAAATC